CTCTTCCGATCTGAGAGAGAACCATTCTTAAGTTCATATAGCGATATTGAAGAAGTCCAGAAAAAGGCAAAGCGATATTTAGGAAAACAAGTCCAACCATCTACAAGGAAGGATAAGAAGTTTATGGTATATGATGGAAATAGCCATAAGTGGATACACTTCGGTCAAATGGGTTATGAGGATTTTACAAGACATAAAGACCCTATACGAAGAGATAGATATAGAAAACGGGCATTTAACATAAAGGGCAATTGGAGAGACAATCAGTATTCTCCAAACAATCTCTCAATTAATATTCTCTGGTAATGTATATATGCCTAGGTTTCCAAAAGGTTCTCAAGAAGCGAAAGATTATATGGCGAGTATTCGGGCGAAGAGAGGGAGCGGTATCAAACAAAATTGTCCCTGTAAAGGAGATTGCTCTTGTTGCTGTGGTGGCTCTGTTGTTGGTAGCACTCCTACTCCTCCTCCTCCGCCTCCTCCGCCTCGTCAGTCCCTACCGCCTCCAATTGACACTACATTTAGTATTAACCAAAAACTAATAGAACAGATTGAGGAGATACTAATGTCAAGTTCTTTACCTCAAGAGAGACGATTGGTATTGGTTGCGGAATTGAAGAAACTGAAGGATAGGGTTAATGATGCGGGTGTTGCGAAGGCATCAACCGCAAAGCCGAGCGGGGCTGGTATGAAGGGAACTGGTGCTCGTAGTGTTAAACCTCTAATGAATATAACAGATGATGAGAAGGGAATATTTAAATACTATTACAAAATACTATATCCAAAGGCAACTGATGATACCATAGACAAGATTATAGAAAAAGGAATGACGCGAAAACAATTTATGAATAATATGGAACGAGGAGCAAGAAGGGAACGAGACAGCAACGCCCTTACAAGGACTGCGAGTAGATTAGGAGAATACGCAAGCAATCAAGCGTTTCAACTTGAAAATAAATTAACAAGCAGAGGCACAGGTATTGGAAGCTCAAAAGCAAAGAAGGGAAAGGGAGTTTCTTCAAGTAAGATTGCTCCTCTTCCTTCTGCTATGATACAAGGAATGGCAGAGCCTGTGAATGAAGTCATAGGGCGAATTGGAGCGCCATATGATGAACCTGTTGCTATGGCTGTAGGAGAAACCCCAACTGCTTCCTCTGCTTTTGTATCTCCAAAGAGAGAGAAGAAAATAAGGGCGGAAATCAAAAAGAAGAGGAAAAAAATTACTGGATTACGCAATGAAATTAACAGAAACCAAATGTTATTTGGTTATGGTTTAATACAAGCCTGGGTAGATGAAACTGAAGGTCTAATACAGAGATTAGCATATGAAATAGATTTATTGAACGATGAATTAACTGGAAGAGAAACATTAATGGCAGATGTTGAAGGAAGGGGTATGAAGAAGAAGAAAAAAAACTAGACGGCGGTTTGGCAGTTCCGCTTGAAAAGACTGCCTCATATATCGTCTGCGTTATAACATATAACAGAGTTGAACGATGTTATAAGAAGACATTGACAACTCTCAAAGATAATAAAATCTCACCCGATAAGATACATTTGGTCGTTCATACCAAAGAACAAGCGGATATGTATAGAGCGGGTATTCCAAAAGAAATGTATAACTCAATCATCATAACAAATGAGAATAAGGGGATTTACGGACAAATGAATTGGGTGTTTAAACATTTTAAGGAGGGACAACATATACTTAAACTTGACGATGATATAAGTTCATTTAAGAAATTACAGGGTGAAAAATTAGTAAAGATGTATAACATTGGAGATGTGATTGACGAGGGATTTAAATTATGCGAACAGAAGGGCTATAAACTATTCGGTATTTATCCTACTGCGAATGCGTATTTTATGAAGGGTCAAAAAGATTACACAGAAGACTTGCGTTTTGTAGTTGGAGCGTTTATGGGAATTATAAATCAGCGAGACAATCAAATTGATATTGCTATTAAAATTAAAGGCGATTATGAATACGCCATCAATTCATTTATAAAGAATGGCGGTATGATAAGGTTCAATCGTATTGCTTTTAATTATGATATTACAAAAAATGAGGGTGAGAGAATAAACACTATGAAAAGTGATGCGAAGATTTTAATACGCAAACACCCAACTTTAGTAAAGGAAAATAATAGACGAGGCGACAAGGGTGAGATTTTATTAAGCAAGGGCGGAGATATGACTGGCGGTAAGATTACGGATAGAAATCTCATACCAGTAGATGACCCAGATTCCAAGGAAGTTTTTAACGATAAAATTGTATTAACGGACAAGGTAAAAAAATTACAAGAAAAACTTGTCAATACATTAGAAAATACGAACATACCAAAAATAAGAGGACCGAATGTCGGTAAATGGGCTGGAACAAAATCCAGAGGAGATTTGCTTGGATACAATGGTTACACATTCACTCTTGGCTGTGGTCGTAGAAGATACTTAAAAGTGGGTGAGTTCTCCACTAACAAGAAATATCCAGAACTACTAAAACTTGTTATTGAATATGGTAATGAAATTCTACCATCTGGTTTTAAATACTCTGCTATTACAATCAATAAGAACTTGAAAGCAAAGAAACATATTGACGCTGGAAATGCTGGGATTGGTTGTATCACTTTTCTTGGTGACTATACTGGCGGAGGATTGTATTTGTATAACCCAGAACGAAAACTATACGAAACGAAAAATAAACTCATTGCGTTTAATGGTTCAAATATAGCACATATGACGCAACCATTCAAGGGTGATAGGTATGCGTTCATCTTCTATAATCAAACCGAATGTGAAATACCCCGTTTCACTATGGAAGGGAAGGGACTGGACGGAGGTGAAAGTCTGTTTAACCCAGTCTATTAAGAGGGGGGCGAGGGGGGCTATTTTATTACACTAATTTATTCTATAGTATAATATCACTTGATAAAGGAGGGTGTCAGTTTCTTACAGAGATAGAAAAAACTTTGGGTTAAGGACAAAAAAAAGCCCCCCAGCCCCCTTTTCGCCCCCCTACAAATAAAATTGAAATCAAATTAACTTAAAGGGATTTATACCAATAATCGTATATACTATGGAACAGATTGATATGAAGGCGATGTGCGAACAGCAGAGTTTCTTGAGTAATTTGTATATGGAACAGCAGAAGCAAAGAGATAAGGAAACTAGAGCGAAGTTCAAGCCCTACAAGTGTTGCCTTTGTAAGAAACAGAAATACGGATTTGGAAACAACCCCGCCCCTGTTACTGAAGAGGGAAGATGCTGTGATGAGTGTAATTCTAACAAAGTTGTCCCTGCTAGAGTAAAGATGCTTTTTGAGAAAAAAAAAATGAATTGAAAAAATTGAATTGAAAAAATTGAATTGTTTTAAGAGTAAATAGTGTAAGTAATAGTAATAACAAAATGGGCTACGGAATCAAGTTTCTCATCATTCAGTCTCCGCTCCTCAAGAATGTTCTCAAGGGAGAGGAGGATAGGTTGGGGTATGCGGAGAGCGTAAAGCAGAAATGCTATGACATTGACGATGTCAGTGACGACCTGTTTAGGTTGAGCTGTTGGACGATTGACTTCATTGGAAATTGTAAGACGATTTTCCAAATACATACGGACGAAGATGGAGACTTCTGGGATAACATATATGTTTGGAGGAATAACATTCGTCAAATGGAAAATTGGGCTGGAGTGAAGACTATTCTAGAACCCTTGATTGATGAGTTCGTTAGTAACTTGGGATACAAGTTGAACGACGAGGAAAGGGAGCAAATCTTCTACACTTTTGAGAGATTGTTTTCAATTGTGGATACAACCCACACTTTCCAGATTTGCTAAAAGTTAGCATTTTACGCCCTAACTAAAAAAATTGAGAATAAAAAATTGAAACGAATTTAATCAAACATACAATAGGCAACAACAAGCGATAAGCGATAACAATGAGTGCTATTACCAAGACCCAGATGAAGAGTTTGATGAAGGACATCAAGGAGGGAAGGATTTTGAAGAAAGTCTTGAACGATGTAGAGAAGGGTTGTCTGTTCTGCCTCAATCAATCTTTTAAATCTACAATCATTCTATACAACCTTGAGAAGAAACATAACATCAAGAGCGACAGGAGCGACCACAAAGACCAGATTTCCCGCATATTGGGAGAGAGAGATTACATTCTTGGAAGGAAACCCCGCAAGGTTATAAATGTGACAAGGCTCAGGGGAAGCGATGGAGGCGATAGTTCCCTTACCCATATTAGAAGAAAAAGAAGGGAATGGAAAGAGAGGACTGCGGAGATGGCGAGATACGAAGCGATGGGGGCTTTATGGAATGGAACTCCGCTTTGCGAAGATGTCATCGGGGAGATTATGTCCTACCTTTAACTGAAAGTTAATATTATAACACAAAAATAGATACATTAAACAAATATTAAGATATATAATCATTTTTTATTGTTTAATGAAAGCATTTGCTAAACTAAATTAATTTAGTTTAGCAAATGCTTTCATTAAACAACTATAATCAATAGTTAATCATTAATTATTGATTTATTATGTTATATTATTAACTTTCGTTTAATAGTTTTCGTTTTAGTTCCGCATTCTCTTTCCTTAATACGATAATCTCTTCCATTAACTTATCTCGTCTAAACCTTGCCTTCAATATATTTGTTTCCTTTTTATCTTTGCCTTGAATATGGTCTGCGGTTTGTCCGTCCCAACTTACAAATAATGTAGCGTTTGTATTCATAGTCGGTTGTAACAAATCTTCATAATATTTTTCTCTCGCCTTTGCCTCGTTAGCATCTTTACAACTGAATTTTTCAATCTCAATCATATCCCAATTACTCCAGCCACCATTCTCGTTTATAATTTTGTATATCTTCTTTTGATTTAGTTTTGGAATTTTACTATGGCTATGATGAGTATTTTTTCTATTTGTAAAATCGGTTGTATGTCCTACATATAAGTCTGTTATCAGTTTATCCTTACAAACAATTTTATAAATAATAGTTCTTGAATAGTCTGTTGCTGTTCTCGGCATCTTATTATATACCATTATGTCTTATAGTCTTTAAGTTCTTGTTATAATCTTAACTTTCAGTTAATTTCTCATTCTCCCGAACCCCTTCATATAAACCCCTCTTCCCCCCCTCCTCCTCATAATCCCAGCCCCGCTGAACTCCTCCTCTTCCATATTAAACTGGTCTCCTTCACTACCATAAGACCTTCTTGATGAATTACTTTCGGTTGATGACGGCGGTGCCGTCCTGGATTGTGTTGTGGTTACATCGGTTACTGGTGTGCTCGGTTCGCTCGGCATAAAAGTATCCATAAATTGCAAGTAATCTTCTGGGGCGTATATACCTTGTCTTACAAGTATATCAAAAAATCTATCTTTTAGTTCCCTTATGATAAAGTAGCGTCCTACTGTGTTTGGGTATATTTGTGATATTAGTGTTCTAAATTGTGCTTCGGTTCTTGGGTCTCCAGCAAGAAGTTCGGCAAGTCT